TTGTTCCACCCATCCTAATCCTGTTTCTACAACACTATTAGATAGTAATGGATTTAAGTTTGTTGGACTTACTTGGTCGTATATTGTATATGTATGTTGTCCTTGTTTGATATGAATATTACAAGTTGAACCTGTTAATACTATTGGGTCTAATGGAAATGTTGTAAAAGTGAATGTGTCAAATCTCCCTGCGTGAGGGACATCCGAAGGATATGGAATGAAATAAATCTTATCTCTTGTTTCTAAATTAGTTAATACCCACAAAAAAGTTGGGTTCTCTAATTCACTTTCATTACTTACCGTTACATCAAGATTGTTAGTATTATTATAAAGTATGTGTAGCATATCTAAAAAAAAGGGCGGAACTTGTGCTCCACCCTATTTTGGTTTTTTATTTCTTATTAAGCCGCTGTTACTGTAATACCAGTAAGTGCCGCTTGTAAGTTATTATTCGTTACTTCAACAAAAGATGAAGGATTTTGTTGTAAGAAAGTTAAAGTTACATCATATCCTTGTCTATCCGTATAAGCAGTTCCGCTTGCAAGGTTAATTGCAGTTGCGTCTCCGCCGTCAAAATCTACACCGAATAAAATATATTCATCTTTATTTGTTCTTACGATTGCTTGTATTGTCCCTGATTTTGCTAATAATGAAAATTGGTTTCTTAATTGACTATTGAAGTCCCTGAATAAAGCAGTAATTGTTTGTGTATAAACTACTGTCCCTGATGCAGGGTCTGCCGCCATCGTTTCAGCGAAATTACTACCGCCTCTATAAAGTTGAAACTCTACCAAGGTTCCTGTTCCTGCTATATCAGACACCACCTCATTGTTGGTTCCGCCTGATGTATAAGTTACACCTGTAATAATATCACTAAATAAAAATAGACTCCTAATTCCTCCAACTCCACCTTTACACCCAAGAGAATAAGCTGTGGTTACTGAACACGCCATTGTATATATATTTAATTTTTTTTATTTATTTTTGTTAAAGGGGACTTTCACCCCTTTTGTTTTTTTTTATAATTACGCTAAACCATTTGATGCAATAACGTCCGCTCCTGTTTGAGCACCGATACGATATTGACACTTCATACGAACGATTTGATTATCCATACTATACCACATTTTGAATGAAGAGAAGTCTGTTAATAAATCTGTTCCTACGTAGAAGTTAGATTTTTTTGATGTAAATATTCTGTTAGAACCTGTAAGTCCGTGCACAGGTAATACCATAAAATTAGAACCCGGATGTAATATCCCTGTCTGTCCGTCACCAGGACTTGTAAGATAGAAATAGTTTTTATCTCTCACCCAAATTGTGTATTTACGGAAGTTACTCCAAGACATTGCTACTATACCATCTTTTGCTGCTGCGATTGCATCAGGTAAAGCTGCGATTAAAGCATCAACACTATTACCAATATCAGATGAAGTTACACCTGATGCTGATGCTACATAAGTAACATTATCACCTGTATAACCTGTTCCTGTTAATTTCAAGAAACCATCATAACCTGTAGTTCCTGTTGTTGCTTGGAATAAATCCAACTCAATTGCTTCCTTAACTTGTTGAACCTTGTAATTAACAAGATATTCTTCAAATGGAATATCAGAAGGACTATCGTAGTATTGACCTGGTTTCAATAATGTTTGATACCAAAATGACTCTAAATCATCTGTGCATAATTCCTCTTGGAATTGATTTTTTACCGATGTAATTGATTTTTGTGTGAAGGTAGTTGAATTACCACTGAAAGGTGCCCATCCACAACCACCTGCTTGCGCTGTTAATGAAGAAGACAATACGTTTAATTCTTGTGTTCCTTTTACATTTGGAATAACTTGAACTTGTGATGCCCAGTCTCCTGTTAAAATACTTTCACTAATTAATTGATTAGTGCGTTGTTCTGTATAAGATTGTAGTCCTGTTAAATCAAAACTAAAATTATATTTTTTTAAATTGCTCATTTATTTTTTTTTTATTTTTTTTTATTTATTATTGTGAGTTTCTCATTTTTTCAATCATTTCCACTCTCGAGTTTGTTCCACTACCAAATTGATAATTATTGTTGTAATTACCTTGGTTTCTTTTAATTGGTTCGTCTTTTGGTTGTTTTGAGAACTTACCTAACTCTTCTTTCATTTTAGTATAGTTGTCTCCCATCTCGCCCATTTTCTTTTTAAGTTCTTCAACTGCTGCCATTACCTCGGCCATTACTTGTTGAATGTTCTTACTACTACCATCGGTAGTTTCATCAATGGACTTATCGCCCATTTTTTCTTCTTCTTTTTCTTTTTCCATTGGTTTCATTTTATCTTCTAATTTTTCTTCTTCCATTGGTTTCACTTCAACGATTTTTCCTGTTTCATCAACGACAACAATTACACCTGACTTTAACGCGTGTTCTCCTGATGGGGGTAATAATTCTTCACCATCTTTCATAATACGAATATCTTGTCCTGCTTCAATTTTGTCTCCTGATATGGATACTTCCGTTCCATCAACCAAGGCGTCAGCCATAAACTTTAATTTAGTTTCGTTCATTTTTTCTTGTTTTATTTCTTCTTTTATTCTTTGCGGGACACTTGGACTATCAAGTATTTCATCGGCTGTGTATATTGAACCGATAAATCCTGCTGCTACTTTTAATGTTCTTCCTGCTAATATATACTCACCATCTTCAAGAGGGTTCATACTATCATCTTCGTTTTGCTTAAAAACTTTTGCTCCTTCTTTCAATTCACCATTAACAACTACAACACTACCATCAAGTAATGTGTATTTTGTAAATGTTTCTTTACTCCAAGTGAATAACCAGTTTTTAATTTGTTCTAATTTTTCTGATGCGTTCATACTAATCATTTAATAATTTAACTATCTCATTTAATATATATTCGTCATAACCTATTTTGGTGTTATAAAACTGAACTAATTTAGAACTAAAATATCCTTCAAGTGAAAATCCTTTAACGACACCACTTTCAACATACTTTTCATAATCATCCTTATCTTCAATTTTTACAATTCCAAACCAAGTTCCAACTGGTAATGTATAACCATATTGTTGGGATTTATCATTTTCAGGGTCTGTGATAATCCAACTTTCTACTAATGTAGTATTTTTTAGAGGTTCATTTGGGTTATGTTCTATATTTGCGTTAGACACATATTTGTCTTTCATATACTTATACGCTATACTTTCAGTTGTCTTTTTACTGAAAAACACATAATACTCACCACCCGTTATTGGTTCTCTTCTATAAATTAATTTATCAGGGATTAATATAGGTCCTGCTAATAATTGTTTTTTTGTTTGTTCGTCCTTGAATGTTTCTTTATCTAAGGCGGTAAATGAAACCTCATTTGAGAATTGACCTACTCCTGCGTTTCTTCTTGTTGAAGGTTTAGGATTGTTTAATGTTCTTTCGTTCATATTACTACCTGCTTCCTGTGCTTTCCTTCCTCTATTTTCTGACGCTATTCTCTTCAATGTTTTTTCGTTGTCTTCATTAAACACTTCTTGATACGTAACCATAATCCATATATGTCCGCAGTTAGGTCCTCCGAACTTGAAGAAACATTCACCCCAAGTGTTAGGATAAGTGTCCTGAAACCCGTTTTTGATGGTGTTGTCTATCTGCTCAAATGTATATACCTTATCACTATCAATCATTCTTTTACAAAACTTTCTTGATGTAGGTAATATTGATGGACGACCTGGTCTTGCGACATAACGGAAACGAACTTTATATTTACCCATACCATCTTGATAATCCAAAAGTGATTTTCCCATTCTATCAGCATCAGGTTCATAACCTCTACCAATACTAATACTACCAAAAGTTTCCTTCAATAGATTAACATTAATGTTTCCAAGTGCTTTTACATCTTTAACAACATATCCTCCCATTAAAAAGTTTCTGTGTGTTATACCTACCTTTTCAAACTCTTCTAATACCATATCACTTTGCTCTTCTGATAATGTTATGGTAGTTTTATTTTCATCACCGAACAATAATTGTTCTGCGGAAAAAGCGTAAAAATTGCTCTCGTGAGCAGGTTGTTCTACGAGTGCGATTGCATCACCACCCGCTAAACTTTCATCTTCATCTATTAGTAATTCAACTATTTTCATATTATATAAGTATTAAAATAAACTCCTTTCTTTTATTATTCTATCAGTTTCTTGTTGGGAAGACATTTCTGATGCTACAACATAGGTCTTAATGATTGGTTGATAATTACCATTCAATGTATTACTATTTCCCGTAGTAGTCAAGTCTCCAACTCCACCACCAAGTCCATTAATCCTATCTAATGTTGGTCTAAACATCATTGTTGATGCTCTATTAACAACATATTCTCCTCCTTCTAATTCACCATAAGGAGTTGTTATACCTCCGTTTTGATGTAAAGGTCCTTGTAATATACCTCCAAATTGTTTCTTTTCTTTTTGTTTGAAAGCACTATTAATTCCTGCAATACCTGTTCCTGCGGATATTCCTATTGAACCTATTGCAACTCCTGCGTTTAATCGGTTTGCCGCTAATAATGATGTTCTTGTTGCTTGCTCAATAAAGAAGGCGGGGTTTGGAAATATGAAAGGAGGGATGCCGATAGTTGGTGGTTGTGTTGTATAGGCTTTCCTAATGTTAAAGGCCACTGCGTTTGAACTAATTACTACTTGTGCGATTGCTGCCGCCTTCTCTAATAACAATCCAACGATTGCTAATTCTTTACTATCTCCTGCTAAACCTTGTAATGTGCTTCCTAATGAACCAACGGCATCTGCCACAGACATTTTGTTTTGTATGATTGCGTCAGTGTAGGCTTTATCTAAATCCGCCATCATAGTTGCGAAACCTTTTTCTTGCTCTAATTGTTTTTGTTTTTTAGATAAGTCCCTTGCTAATCCTGCTTCTGTAATTAGATTTTCATTTTCAACATTTAATTCTTCATTAATTGCTTCTTGTTCTCTATAAGCGTTTATATATTCTTCAAATCCAAGTAATTGACCTGCATAATTGATTTGTAATTGTGCTAATCTTTTTGTTCCTGCATCTTCATCGTCCTTTTGTTTTTGTTGAAGGTTTTTAATATTATTTTCAACAGATATTGCATCAAACTCTTCTTGTGTAATTTGACCTTGTATTAACTTTTCAGTTAATAATTGAGTTTCTTTTCTTGCAGTTTGTGTTCTTCTTTTTAATATCTTATCTTCTTCTTTATCAAGATATTTGTCTAACTCAACTAATAATTTTTCATAACCTTCTTTTCTTTCTTTTAGTATTTCTTCTTCTGTCTTTACAACTACTTTCTTAACTTCCTTAATACCTTTTTTCTTATCCTCTTCAATCTTTTCATTATTCTTTTTTGTCTCACCATTAATTCTTGCTTCTTCATTATAACCATCAATTAACATTTGTGATTTAAGTGCGTCTATTTTTTTTGCCGCTTCACTCCTTGCTAATAACGCTTCTTTATATCCTTCTGTTGCTTGTTCTTCATTAGTCCTTGCTGCATTAATAAGTTCAGTTTGTTCTTTATAATTTTTTCTTGCTTCATCTAATGCGGTTTGGTCTTGTCTTTTTTTGATATTAAATAATTCAGTTTCAGTTGCTCCTTTTGCTTTTGCTCTTGCAATCTCTTCTGCGTTTCGTTGTGCTGAAACTCTATCCGTATTGGCGATTGCCGCGTTCATATTTTTTATCTTACTTGCGGTCTTATCACTCTCTTCACCCAAGGTCATAAAGTAACTAATTAACATACCTAATCCAACAACGATTGCTCCAATACCTGTTGCCACTAAGGCTCCTGAAAAAATCTTTACTCCTATTGCTCCTGCCTTCGCTTCAATACCAACTAACTTTAAAGCCTTACCCATCAATACGGTAGTTGCAGTATAAAGTTTTTCTATACCTGTAAGTTTCAATAATTGACTTCCTGTCTTCAATATATCATCACCTAACGCTTTAAATGAACCTTTAATTGCGTCTAATTTAATACCACTGAATATTTTTACATTATCAATTAATCCTCCAACCTTACTACCTATATCACCAATAGGACCTGGTAATGTTCCAATAATTTCTGCGAAGTTGTCTGCCCCTTGTCCTGATGATTTGAGGGCATCTTCCATATCATTAATCTCTTCTTTTAACTTAGTCCATTCAGGTGTTCCTGCTGTAACATTCTTTAAATCCTTCTTTAATTGTTTTAGATTTGCTTGGGATGCCACTAATGACTTATTCATACTATTACCACTATCGGTAAAAGTTTTACCAAGATGTGCAATCTCTTTATCTATTGCTGCAATCTCTTCTTTTGAAATACCTGGTTTGGTCTTCTTCTTATTTAAGTCATCTAATATTTTATTATAATCTTCAAGGGAGTTGATTGTTGTCTCAACATTTTTTGTTCCTTCACTAGTATCTACTACTAATTTAACCTTGAACTCTTTAAAGTCTGCCATATTATTTTATTTTTTCTTTTAATCTTTCCTCCACTAATTCCAAAAAGTGTGGAGTTGCTCGTTTATCATTCTTCATTTCATTATATAATTCTCTACATTCATCAAATAATCCTGTCTTGAAGGCTCCTTCTGCTCGTAAAAGTTTCAATCCTATCTTACCTTGAAATGTTAGATATGACCTTGTTCCTTTTATGTTAGTTCCAATTTCATCACCCATAATTGCGTATGTATAACTCTCAACCCAATCACCAATCTCGTTGTAGTGTTTAGATAATAAGTAGTAGGCTTCGGGTCTTTTAGGTGATAAACTAATTGCTCTAAATAAAAAACTTCGTTGAATCCATCTTCTATTTCCTTGTAGTCCAAAACAAATTGATATTCTCAATAAACTTTCATAATGTAAATCTAAATCATTACCAAACTCACAGGTCTTCAAATAGAAACCAACCGCTGCTGCTGTCTGTCCTATCACCTCATACTCCCAACCCAAGTCAAATAATGTTTCTTGATTAGTTGGGAACATTATATATTGTTCTAACTTATCTTGTAATTTACTCATATATTAATTCTTTAACTTTATTTAATGGGATACGAAGAAGAAAAGCACAATTATCTTGGAAACCAAATGTGATAAGTAATTCACCTTCATACTCACACATACCCGTAGCGAACTCTACATCACCATTCATAAAACTAAATGAATTAGATATATGTTCTATGTTCCAATCTTTATCAAACAATACCCATCTATGAGTATATAATACATTTCTATTTTCTGCTGCGTTATACCATAACTTACATTGATGAATTATACATAAGTGTCCTTTACCAAAAGGTATTACCTGTGTTCCACCTCTTAAATCATTTAATTCTCCTATTTGTGGTTTAGATATAACCACCTCACTTGTATTTGTTTCTACATCTACTTTAACTATCTCTAATGGATTAGTCCATTTAATATAATGATATGGTAAATCTATAATGGGCATCCAATTCTTTTCACAATAAGATGTTGGGTCAGGCGCTTCAATTCTCTTTCTACTTACCTCATTACACTTTTCATCTATCATTGATAGTTCCATACGACCTTGTCCGTCAGTTTTAACATCTCGTCTTACTCCCGTCCAATATAATCTTTCATTCCACTTAACTATTCTTGCGTCTTCCAATCCATAAAACTCCCATACAGGCGTAATATCAAATTGACTTGTGTTAATAATGTTCCATCTATTAATATTAAAATTATCATCTAACCATACCCTCCAATTTCTTGTTTTTAATTTTACATCATTTTCAGGATTGATATACGCTAATGGTCCATACCTATTTCCATATATAATCTTATTTTCGCTGTGTAGGAGGGTGTAATTAACCGACCTTACATTTACTATCAACTCACCATTATCGTTGAAAATTGAGGGGTTGCAGAGACCAAGACCATCATTATAACTTGCGTCAATAATAAGTGGATGTATATTGCCTCCCATCTGTAATACTTTATTTACCATATATTGTTAATATAAACAATTAGTTCGTTATTATAAACAACCACTTTCACAACTTGCGTATGTGTCTAATGTAATTGTGTTTCCTAAATCTCCCGCTACTACTGTATATGTTGGTGATGTATATGTTCCTGTTGATGCTACAAAACAAGCAGCGTCTGTTAATGTTCCTCTATTACTCTGACTATATACATTTCCTGCGTCATCAAAACCACTACAAGAGGATAAAAGTTCAACCTGAACGTATATTTCATCTCCACTATTTACTCCCGTCCAAGTTCCACTTGATGTATTTTCTCTTGTTTCAACGGCTGTGCCATTAACATATAATCTCATTTGTCCTACTGCTCCACCTGTCTCACTATAAGTCCAAGCTATTGTTGCTGTACTAACACACGCAGTAATTGTAGTAACACCCGGATAACATCCATCAGGACAACTTTGATAATAAGCATCTGTGTCATTACTCCAATAACCTTGTGCTGCTTCACTCGTTCCTAAACTATCTGTATATAATATAGTTCCTAACGCTAAACTACCACTCCAATAAAGGGTTGTGTTTGGTGTTCCAGAACAAGCAGCCGAAGCACTACTACTACTATAATAAAAAGTGCCACTATTATATCCACAATTTTGACAATAACTATACCAACTTGATAAACTTACCTGTCCTGTTGATGGTGGTTTAGATGGAGAGAATTGATTTATACTTACATATGTTCCATTCCTTGCTTCATTCAAACCAAAAGGTGATTGAGATGGAACACCTAATTCAATTCTAATATCGTCCATACTAATCTGTCCTGATGCTGGTAGTGCCATATTACTTTATTTTTTGTTCTAATTCTTTTATTGCTTCTACTAATAGACCAATCATTTTAGAATAGTCCAACGCTAAATAACCATCTACTCTTTCTATTACTACTTGTGGTAATACCTCTTTAACCTCTTGTGCGATAAGTCCTGTGTTCGGTAAAGTTTTAGTTATATCATCTGTTGTTTCTACATTCCAATTCCACATAACACCATTTATTTGTTTAACTTTTTCAAGTGCGTTCTCTATTGGAATAATATTATCTTTCTGTCTTTTATCACTTGTAAAATAGGCTGTGATGTTTCCTGTTGCGGTTATTGCTCCTGCTACTGTTAATGTTGAACCATTAAAAGTTAAATTAGCTTCTCCGTTTAATGATGATGTGCCAGTCGCTGTAATAACATTATTATCTACATTATTATTAATAGATGAACCTTGACCTGGTGCTCCTTGTGCTCCTGATGTTCCTGACGAACCACTAATACCTTGTTGTCCTTGTGGTCCTTGTGGTCCTTGTGCTCCTGATGTTCCTGATGTTCCATTTCCACCTGATGCTCCTTGTGCTCCTGATGAACCTGATTC